TTTGATAGCGATTAACTATAAGCAATACCTGCAATAGTAAATTTAATTACAAGTAGTAAATTTGCCATTGCTTAAAATGACTGTAAGCAGAAATCGTCAACTGCATAAGGCTGTAATGGGATTCGCCTAACCGTGAGTAAGAAACTTTATTTAACGACAGGAGAATTATTATGGCATTAAACGCCACCGAAATTGCCAAGATTGGCAAGGTCGCCATTACCCATTATGGCAAAAACAAACCTATTGATCAGATTAACGTTGAACGTCCGCTGCTTGACGCTTTGCTACCAAAAGCTAAAGACTTAATTGGCGGCGTTGATGGTTTTACATTGAACGTTTACAAAGGCAACGATGCTAACGGTCAGTATTGGTCAGGTAACAGCAAGGTCACTTACAATTCACGTTCACCAAATGAATTAGCTAAGTTCAACTGGTCTAATTTTCACGATGGTTTTGTGCTAAATGAAGATGAGTTGTTCCGCGCAGGTATTGCAATCAATGATGATATTGGTCGCTCTACTGCAACTAAAGGTGAAGTTGTGCAATTAACCAATATGCTTGAATCCAACTTCATGGCATTAGAAGAGGGCGCAAAAGACTTCCATCATGCAGCATTATGGTTAGATGGCACTCAAGCAACTGATGCGCGTCCTGGTATTGATGCTTTGGTATCAACTACACCAACGGTAGGCACGATTGGTGGCATTGATGTTTCTGTAGCGGCAAATGCTTACTGGCGCAACTATGCAACAACGGGGTTGGGCACTACGCAAGCCGCATTATTGGGTGCTTTAGAAACTTCTAAACGCAATATTCAACGTGTTAAAGGTCGCTTCACGCATATTTTTGTGGGTGCTGATTTCTATGATGCTTTGCGTAATGCGATTTTAGCTTCTAACCAAACTCAAATTACATACGGATCAGGCTCTAAGTTAAACATTGATATGGCAACGGACACAATTAAGTTCGATGGCATTCCTTTAACTTACATTCCTGATTTTGATACTAACTTTGGGTTATCTGCACCAACAATCCCATGGGCTAAACGCTGCTATATGTTGAATCTAAGTGCTGGTGGCGTTGAATTGCGCCGCGCTAAAGATGACTTCATGAAAATGCGTTACCCAGGTCGTCCGATTGACCAGTACACCTACCATTTTGCGATGACAAGTAAATTCGGTCTTGGTATTGGTAAGCGCAATAGTAACGCTGTTTTAGCTATTGCTTAGTAGTTAGTTGAACAGGTGAGGGGGAAACCTCTCACCACCTTTATGGAGTAAAAAATAATGAAAGTAACAATTCCTTATCAAGTTGTTCTTGTGTGTCGCTCAGAGAATGAAAAAACACCCGTTACCGTATTGCCGCATGAAATTGAAATTCTAAAGGTTTTGCATGGTGATGATATTCGTGAAACAGATGCGAAGCCTACAGTCAAAGAATCAACCTTTGAAACAGAAGATGAGTATGCTCGCTTACAGCAGTATTACAAAGGCAATCAAGAAGTATCTGATCCAGTGCGTCAAGCATTAGGCACATTAAAAGATTTTGAAGAATCATTTGAAGTCGTTGACGGTTCAGATGAAAAATCCGCCTTAATTGAAGAGGCTTTAAGCCTTGGTATTGAAGCCAAAAAGACTTGGGGTGTTGCAAAGCTACAAACTGCAATTGCAGAAGCTAAAGGCTAGCAATGTCCTTGCCGCTTAAAAAGACGCTAGGCGAGATTCGCTCAGACATTCAAATCCGTTTAGGTTATGGCATGGCTGGGCAGTCTGGCATCGTGAACTCATCATTGATTGACTCTATGATTCGTTCAGCGCAAGACCAGTTGTATGAGCAATTTGATTGGGCTGAACTTAAATCAGTTTATGAAAGAACTACTGGCGCAGACCAAAAGTATTACGACTACCCTGTGGATTGTAATATAGAGCGCATTACTGGCATATTTGTTGTATGGGGAGGTCAATATATCCCATTAAAAGAGGGTATTGAAGCAACCATCAGAGGCGGTGCGGTTGGCGGAGTGCCTGCATTTTATGAGCGTAGAGACCAGATAGAATTATTCCCAGTCCCATCAAGCAATGAGTACACACTGCGCTTTGAGTACATAAAAACTCTCAGTCCACTAAATGTGAATAGCGATAGAACTAGCTTACCAAGCCAGATAATCTATCTTCATGCGCTTTCAAATGCTAAAGCCCACTACAGGCAGCCTGACGCTCAAACTTATGCAAGCCAGCTAGATGCGCTGCTTAATAAGCTTAAATCAAAACATAGGTCACGTTCGGTATGGGGCAAAAGTCGCGTTAGAAGCCCTTACGATACTGTTACATCGGATCAGGACGTATAGCATGGCAAAGACCATCTCATTTGATAGGTTTGATTTTGGTCTTGACCTAAGAAAAGGCGCGAGTACATCAGACGCTAACCGATTAAGGGTATTAAAGAATGCCTATACTACAGAAGGGCGCACGATTAGAAAGCGTCCAGGATTAACAAAAATCGCAACGCTTGAGAATGGAACAACAGGCTTATTTGCAGGCAATGGAAAACTTAATACATTCTACGGCGGCACTGGAACTGTTACCCATGCAAACGCACTATTTCAGTCACACAATACACGAAGCCCAACAACTGCATCATTAGCCATAAGCAAGGTGCATTATGGAGACGTATTTAACGGATTCGTGTACGCATCGGTTGAATATACAACAGGTGAAATTAAACACCATTATCTTGATGGTGCAGCAGCGGGGGCAACACATATCACGGACGTAAATTGCCCTCACACCAAACAGGTTATAAAAATATCAAGCAAAATATGGGCTATTGGAACTACTGGCGATACTGTTAGATTCTGCAAAACCAATGCACCTAGAGACTGGACTACTGCCAATGATGCTGGATTTTTGCCAGTTGGTTTGCAACAGTCTGGAGCAAATCAGGCAACCGCTTTAGGGTTTTATACAAACCGCCTAGTGGTGTTTTTTGCAGATAGCTCTCAAGTTTGGCAGGTAGATGTTGATCCAGCAAAGCATTCATTCTTGCAATCGGTTGATGTTGGCTCAGTTTTGCCTTACTCACATTCAAATATGGCAGGCGACGTATTCTTTTTAAGTCCTGCTGGTGTGCGCACCATCACAAGGCAAGATGTCACAACCAATCTTATTGATGCCGATGTTGGTTCGCCAATAGATAGAGATTTGTTAGATGGTGATTTTATTGTATTAGCTAATGCTAAATCTCAATATTACAGAGGCGGCGGTCAATACTGGCTTTATTCAGGCAATAAGGCAATAGTTTACACCTTCAGTCGCACATCGGGCGTAGCCGCGTGGAGCTTGTACGAATTTCCGTACAGCATTGATTACATGGATGAGTTGAACGCTGAACTTTATATGCGATCAGGTAACGATGTTTATAAGCTAGACCGCTCCGCTAAAACCGATGACGGTACAAATTATTCAGTTGATATTGAGCTTGCCTACCTAGACTTTAAGGCACCTGGTGTACTTAAACAGATTTATGCAATGGATTCAGTAGTCACTGGTTCATGCGAAATTTCTCACAGATTTGACCCAAGAGATACTGCGCTTGTGACCAATCCTGCGGTAACAATTACAGGAGATACTCGCCCTGGCTATTTGTATCCAGTTGAATTATTGGTCACAAGCATAGCACCAGTATTGCGTAATTATGACGACCAAGACTTTGAGCTGCATCAGCTTACATATTATTTTGATAATTTAGGCGCGATTTAGACACTTATGATTAGAAACGCTATTGAATCAGACATCCCAAAGTTGGTTGAAATGGGCAGGCAGTTCAATGCAGAAACAAGCTATAAGCACGTAGCTTATTCACCAGAGCGTGTAGCTGCTACATGCCGATTGATGATGGCAAACGGCTTTATTGTCGCTTATGAAAAAGACGGTGAAGTTGTCGGTGTAATGATGGGTGATGTTTATACTCCGTGGTACACCACAGATAGCATGGGTATTGATTATTGCTTGTATATTTACCCTGAACACCGTAGCGGAATAGCCGCTATGCGCATGATTAAGAAGTTTGAGGAATGGTGTATTGGCATGGGTGTAACACAAATTAGACCTGGCATAGGAACAGGTGATTTAAGTGTTGCAAGATTATACAAAGCACTAGGCTATAAAAGTGTTGGCGAGTGGTTTTTGAAGGACGTATAAAAATGAAATTAGACTATAGCGAATATCCAATAGATTTTACAGTTCCTAGTGGGAACACAAAGCGCGCTCGCACTTTATATAAAGGCGGTGGAGGCGGCGGTGA